CTCGACTTCGAAACAAGCAGTGGTATTTTGTAGTACCACTGGCATTATTTCTTCTAGGTACATTTGAGCTTTCTGCTCATGCTGCCGAACTTCCTGAACTGAATCCTCAGTTCCTTGCAAATAATCTTTGGTTACTTGTTGCTACTGTCCTGGTCGTCTTCATGAACGCAGGATTTGCTATGGTAGAAGCAGGTATGTGTCGTCATAAAAATACTGTAAATATTCTGTATAAGAACCTGATTGTATTCACCCTTGCAGTTTCTGCTTATTGGTTGGTTGGATACTCACTGATGTATGGTAATCCTGTTGTTGATGGATGGTTCTACTTCAAAGGTCTTTTCTTTGATCCAACTGTAACTCCTGAAATGGTTAAGGATGCAGCACTGGTTCCTAGTATTGACTTCCTGTTTCAAGCAGCATTTGCTGGTACTGCTGCCACTATCGTTTCTGGTTTGGTTGCAGAACGTATTAAGTTCAGTCAGTTCGTTCTTTTCTCTATCGTTCTGACTTCTATCATCTATCCCGTTCTGGGTTCCTGGAAGTGGAATGGTGGTTGGTTGGATGCCCTTGGTTTCCAAGACTTCGCTGGTTCGACTGTTGTCCACTCTGTTGGTGCATGGGCAGGTATCGTTGGTGCTGCTATCCTTGGTCCTCGTCTTGCCAAATATGATGGTGAACGTGCGAACGCAATCCCTGGTCACAATATGGCACAAGCAACTCTTGGTGCTTTGATCCTCTGGATTGGTTGGTATGGTTTCAACCCTGGTTCACAACTTGCTATGGATCAGGCAGTTCCTTTCATCGCAGTTACTACAACTCTGGGTGCTGCTGGTGGTGGTATTGCTGGAACGATTACTAGTCAACTCAAGAACGGTAAAGCAGATTTGGGTATGACTATCAATGGTATTCTTGCTGGTCTGGTTTCTGTAACTGCTGGTTGTGATGCTGTTGGCACGGTTGGTGCCTGGATTATGGGTTTCATCGGTGGTGTGATCGTTGTATATTCCATTGACCTGATTGACCGTCTTCGCATTGACGATCCCGTTGGTGCATTCTCTGTTCACGGTGCCGCTGGTATTTGGGGAACTCTCTCAGTTGGTTTGTTCTCTAAGACCACTGGTTTCTTCTACGGTCATGGTCTTTCTCAGTTCTTCGTTCAATTGGTTGGTGTAGTTGCCTATGGTGCTTGTGCCGCTGGTTTGAGTTACATCACTTGGAAGTTCCTTGCTAAAGCAAACAAAGGACTCCGTGTTGGTGAGGAAGAAGAGATTGCTGGTCTCGATGCATCTGAACACGGCATGACTGCCTATACCTACAACTCTTGATTCAGAACTAAATATTGAGAATAGAGTATGTTGGATGATATCAACTAACACTCCGTATAAAGAGGCTGAGATCATTCGTGACACTTGGCCTCAACTATACAGACCTCATAAAAAACATAATAAAAAGAAGGGGACCAATTAGGTCCCTTTTTTATTGGGTACAAATACTCTTGACCCCTTCTGTAAAGAAGTGTAAACTAAATATGATAAGTATTCTAAGAGGTTTTACTTTTGGCTTCATCTACACTTTCTATTCCTAAACAAGGAGGAGGTTGGTTCGATGTTCTCGATGATTGGCTTAAGCGCGATAGGTTTGTTTTTGTCGGTTGGTCTGGCATTCTCCTTTTCCCTACAGCTTATCTCGCTCTTGGCGGTTGGCTTACAGGAACCACCTTTGTTACCAGTTGGTACACCCATGGCTTGGCGAGTTCATACCTTGAGGGTGCTAACTTTCTCACTGCTGCTGTTTCTACTCCTGCTGATGCTCTCGGACATAGCCTCCTTCTTCTTTGGGGTCCAGAGGCTCAAGGAGATTTCGTCCGTTGGGTCCAACTTGGGGGACTCTGGAATTTTGTGGCGCTCCACGGAGCCTTTGCTCTCATAGGTTTCATGCTTCGACAGTTTGAGATTGCACGTCTAGTAGGTATCCGTCCGTACAATGCTATTGCGTTCTCTGGTCCGATTGCTGTCTTTGTCAGCGTTTTCCTTATGTACCCTCTCGGGCAATCTAGTTGGTTCTTTGCCCCCTCGTTCGGGGTTGCGGCGATCTTCCGATTCCTCTTGTTCCTCCAAGGTTTCCATAACTGGACACTCAACCCCTTCCACATGATGGGTGTTGCAGGTATCTTAGGAGGAGCACTACTCTGTGCTATCCACGGAGCAACTGTAGAGAACACCTTGTTTGAAGATGGTGAACAAGCAAACACATTCAAGGCATTCGAACCTACACAAGAGGAAGAAACCTATTCAATGGTTACTGCCAACCGTTTCTGGTCTCAGATCTTTGGCATCGCGTTTAGTAATAAGCGTTGGTTGCATTTCTTTATGCTCTTTGTTCCCGTCATGGGTCTCTGGACAAGTTCTATCGGTATTATTGGACTCGCTCTTAATCTTCGTGCTTACGACTTCGTATCTCAGGAGATTCGTGCGGCAGAAGATCCAGAATTTGAGACGTTCTATACAAAGAACGTGCTTCTTAATGAAGGCTTACGTGCTTGGATGGCACCAGTAGATCAACCCCATGAACAATTCGTATTTCCAGAGGAAGTATTGCCCCGAGGTAATGCACTCTAAACTTTAATAAGGATTTCTCTTATTAAAGGAAAACGGTTAAACCTTTAATAAGACCACTCCCACGTGGCAATGCTCTTTGACAAGAACTTGACAACGTGATACTATAGAGGGGTCAACCCCTCTTTTTTGTCTAGATATATACATGGATAAAACTTGGCGAGAAGAGTATAAGAAGATGAAAAAATTATCTGATCGTCAGATACATCTTCTCGATCATGGTCCAGATTCGTTGTCATCATCATGGTCGGTTATGGCTATGAAGTATGACTACGATAGGATCATGGGTAAACGTAACAAAAACAATGACTGAACACAGTACACGCCCCCTACTTAATATGGTGGGGGGTTTCCTAATAGCAATTATAACAATTTCAATTCCACTAATAATCTTATTATGAATGTCTTTACGGTCTACACAAAGATTGGTTGTCCATATTGTACAAAGGTAAAATCTGCATTACAACTTGCAGAACTTCAATATGTTGAACTCAAATTGGGAACAGACTTCCAAAGGAATGAGTTCTATGATAAATTTGGTCAAGGTTCAACATTCCCTCAAGTATCAGTTGATGATAAAAACATTGGGGGATGTATGGAAACTGTTAAATATCTGAGGGAGAATAACTTGGTCTAATGTATACTGAACTCTACGATGTTGTCGAAAAAACTATAGACTATGCTTTTGATGGAAAGTACAGATTAAACATGTACGATTATCTAAAGAGTAGTAAGACATCAAAGACTGACGTAGAAGAGTTTCTCATGAGTTGTACTGCTTCTGAGATAAAGTCATTAGTATTAGATCTTGAAGGATACTTGGAGGGTGGAAGTGACGAAACTCATAAGCAGTTAAGAGAAGGTTACGGTCACCTTGGAAAACCAGAAGCAAGAAAAATAAAAAACTATTTGGAAGATCTTCTTAGTGACGCAGAGAGGTATAAAAATGAAAAAAGACCTGGAAGAAAGAGAAGACCCACTAAATAATGACAACGAGTCCCCTAAAATGAATAGGGGATTTGAACTACTACTTAGAAATAAACAGAGGAGGGAACCACCTAAAACTTTTCAGATAAAGTTTGGAAAAATGGTTTCTTTTTTTAGAAGAGAGTTCCATTTTTTCTTTGACTTACAGTTTGACATAAGAAAAAAGGAGAGCTAAAATGTTAGCAGTCACACTTACATTGTCTACGATCATTTCAATCATGTTCCTATTGGTGGGGGGAGTGATTGGTTATCTTTTAAAGGAATATGTGATCGAAAGGAACTCTACATTCATACCTACTCATCCAGAAATGTTTGATGAGAATGGGATGATTATTCCTGACGATGTACTAGCTGTCAGATTCGAAAATAACTTTGAAGATTTTGAATCCGAGGATTGACACCCTCCAATAAATACCCTAAACTGAAAGAAAATTATTACTGTAATGGCTACATCAACTAAATTACCTCCAAATCCTTTTATCCATGAGATTCTTGATCAAGTCTCTAAACAAAGATCAAAGGCAAAGAAGATTGAAGCATTAAAAGAATATCGTTGTGATGCTCTTGTTTCACTTTTGATTTGGAACTTTGATGAAACAGTTGTCTCTCTACTTCCTGAGGGCGAAGTTCCTTATGAAAAAAATGAAGTACCTGTGGGGACTGATCACACATCTTTACGTAAAGAGTGTAGGAATCTCTATCACTTTGTGAAGGGTGGCAATGATAGTCTCTCTAAGACACGTAGAGAGTCTATGTTTATTCAAATCCTTGAAGGTCTTCATCCAACTGAAGCAGACCTTTTGTGTCTTGTAAAAGATAAAGGTCTCTCAAAACATTATAAAATTACCCGTGATATTGTAGAGCAAGCATATCCAGATATTCAATGGGGTGGTCGGTCTTGAGTGATAGTATAAAATTTATTCATCAAGATTGTGATCCATCACTTGCACAAGATAGAAGTCTTCCCTATACTTCTTATCTTGTTGAGTATCTTCAAGATGGTATGACCAAGTTTGACATTGTAACTTCTAAGAAAAAGGTAGATATCTTCGATCATTATTGGGATAACTACCGTGGTGATTTTAAGAACATGACACAAA